CTCCGGTGACCTGATCATCATGGACGAGGCGTACAACCTGGGCGCGAAAGCCATGGCCGCGCTGCTCCCGACGCTCTCGGCCCGCCCGAATCCGCAGCTCTGGTACACGAGCTCGGCCGGCATGGACGAATCCGAGCAGTTGCGGGCTGTCAAAGAGCGCGGGACGTCGGGTGAGTCGCCTTCGTTGGCCTATTTTGAGTGGTCAGCACCCCAGGATGCGGACCTCGACGACCGGGATCAGTGGGCGAAATCGAACCCTGCCCTCGGTATCCGGATTCCTGAGAGCTTCGTGGAGCGTGAACGGCAGGCTTTGCCGGACCGTGAGTTCGCCCGTGAACGCCTGGGAATCTGGGATGACCACGCTTCTGAGCGGATTATCGACCCGGTTTCGTGGGCGAAATTGGCCGACAAGGCGTCTTCTGCGGCCGATCCGGTTGCTTTTGCCGTTGATATCAGCCCTGACAGGCGTCAGAGCAGCATCGCTGCATGTGGACGCCGCGAAGATGGGCTGTTGCACCTCGAAATCGTCGAGAACCGGCCCGGTACGGGGTGGTTGGTCGATCGGGTGCGGGAGATCGCCGATAATTGGCGTCCGTGCGCCATCGCGGTCGACCCTGGCGGTCCGGCGGGCAGCATCGTGCCGTTGTTGGCTGAGGTCGGGTTGAAGATCACCGAACTGGGGGCGCGTGACCTCGGACAGGCATGCGGCGGGCTGCACGACGATGTCGTTGAGGCGACTGTTCGTCATCTGGGTCAGTTTGAGCTTGATTCGGCTGTTGCGGTGGCTCGTTCACGCCCTCTTGGGGATGCGTGGCGGTGGTCCCGCAAGGGTGACCACGACATCAGCCCCCTGTACGCGGCCACGGTCGCGAGGTTCGCGTTCCTCACCGCCGAACAGAACCCCGATTCGGCCTACGAAACACGCGGTTTGGTGACCCTTTGACCGCCGCGATCGTCATCCTGGCCGCACTTCTGGCCGGCGCGACCGCCCTGCTGGTCTACCGGTCGCCGTTCGGGCTCCTGTGGGAGCGCCGAAAACGCCGCGTGATCGTCACCCTCAAGGACGGCCAAGCCTTCTCGGGCGTGCTGTTCGCCACCGACCGAGAAGCTCTGGTGCTCCGTGAAGCCGAAGCCCTGGCCTATGGGCCGAAGCGGGAGAACGTCATCGTCGAGGGTGAGGCGCTGCTGCTCCGCGCCGAGGTGGCCTACCTGCAAGTCCTGTAAGGAGGCCGTCCATTGATCCTCAGCGACGGCGTGCTGGTCAAGGCCCCACGAATCCTCTGGGAAGGGACAACTTCGACCTGGCCGGGCTGGGGTAACTGGTCAGGTACAGCGGACACCTACAGCGCTTCGTACGCCCAGATGTACCGCGAGCAGGTGTGGATCGCCACGGTGGTCAACAAGTTGGCGATGGGCACCGCCCGGCTGCCGTTGAAGGTGTACATCCGGGACGACATGAACCGCCCGGAAGCAGCGGACTCCCCGTACGCCCAACTGTTGGCGAAGCCGAACAACCGGTACTCCCGGTTCTACTTCTGGCTGTGGTTGTCATCCACGTTCGACGTGTATGGGGAAGCATTCGCCGCGAAGATCCGTGACCCCGGTGGCCGACCCACCCAGCTCGCCCTTCTCCACCCCACATGCATGTACGAGGAGAAGGAAGTCCGCGGCGAAACCCGGTGGACGTTCCGCAACAACAACGTCGAGATCAAGAACATCCGGGACCGGGACCTCGTTCACCCCAAGACCTACAACCCCGATTCCACGACGCGCGGGTTGTCCCGTCTCGAGCCGCTCCGCCGGACCCTCGAGTTCGAAGATTCGGCGCAGCGCTCACAGTCGGCGTTCTGGCGCAAGGGTGCCCGCCCCGGTGTCGCCCTGTCGCACCCCGGCACCCTGTCCCAGCCGGCGCAGGATCGTTTGAAGATGTCCTGGGACAAGGTCGCGTCTGGCCCGGACAACACGGGGGCGACCGTGGTGCTCGAGGAGGGCATGAAGCCGGAGATCCTGACGATCCCCGCCGACAAAGCCCAGTACGAAGCCTCCCGGAAACTGAACCGTGAAGAGGTGTGCGGGGCTTACGACGTACCGCCCCCTGCTGTCCACATCCTGGACCGGGCGACGTTCTCGAACATCACCGAGCAGATGCGTTCCATCTACCGGGACTCGCAGGCCCCCCGGTTGAAGCTGTTCGAGGAGTGCCTGGAGCTCGAGCTGCGGTCGTCGTTGAACCCGAAGACTGGGGAACCGGATTTCGGGGATCAGTTCTATGCCGAGTTCCTGTTGGACGAGGTGCTCAGGGGTGATTTCGAGGCCCGTGCCACCGCCTATCAGCAGGCCGACTACATGACGATCGCTGAGAAGCGCCGGGCGGAGAACCTGCCGTTCATCGACGGCACCGACCAGATCCTCGTCAACGCCGCGCAACTCCCGTTGGACCAGATCGACGAAGAACCGCTTCCCGACAACGTCGTCCCGTTGCCGGTCGCTGCTGCGTATGCCGACGATCCCGTAGTGAAGCGACTCATGGGGACAGCCCAGGGCACCGCCCTCGCCCTCGAGAAGCGTTTGGCCGAACTAGGAGCATCAGATGACTGACAAGACGTTCGGCACTCTCACCGCCGACCTCAAGGCCGTGAAGTCCGAGGACCCCGCTGGCGAGTTCGAAGCCATCCTCTCGGTCCCCACGGTGGACCGTGACGGGGAGATCATTGACGGCAAGGCGTTCGACCCGCTTCCCGAGCACATCACCATCGACGTCGACCACGGCATGTCCACCGGCACCACCGTCGGTTCGGGGGAGCCGTTTTACGACGGTGACACCCTCATGTTCCGGGGCACGTTCTCCACGCTGCCCCGCGCCCAGGAGGTGCGGACCCTGGTGACCGAGGGGCACATCCGGAAGATGTCGGTGGCGTTCATGAACGCCGTCCGCGAGGACGACGAGGACGACGGCATGACCCACATCCGGTCCGCCGAGCTCCTCAACGCGGCGATCGTGCCCATCCCGTCGAACCGTGAGGCCAACATCCTCGCCGCCAAGATGTATCTCGCCGCCGCTGGCGCCGACCGACACAACGTCGGGGCAGCCACGGACGCCGACAATCCCGCAACCGCAGAAGCCGCCGAGAAGGCCGCCGCTCCCGCCGCCGCCCCATCCGCCGCCCCTGCGTTAGCGCAGGTCGACGCCCTCGTGGCGAAGACCGCCCTGCTCCTCACCTGAGGTAGCAGCCCCCATCCCAAGTCCCCCGTGGACCTCACGCGCCCTTGAAAGGCAAACCCATGCCCAGCATGACCACGCGGGAGCGGCTCGAAAAGGCCACTTCCGACCTCCAGTCCTACGCGGACGAGATCGACGCCGCCGGCGCCCCCGACTCCGAGGACCTCGCCCGTCTCACCGAGATGGCCCAGGGTGTCAAGACCCTGCACGACGAGTACCAGGCCAAGGTGTCCGCCCAGGGTGTCATCGACTCCTCAGCGGGCTTCCTCGCCGATCTCGGCGACACCGGTAAGTCCGCCGAGGAGCCGGAGCCCCAGGTCGACGCCAAGACCGGCATCGTCAACCCGAACGGCATGACCCTCGGTGAGGCGTTCCTGAAGTCCCCGGTGTACCAGGAGTTCCTCCAGGACAACGTTCGCCCCGACGGCACCATCCGTGGCGGCAACAACGTCAAGTCCAGCATCTTCGACGTCGGCTCCTTCGCCACGAAGGCCCTCGTCACCGGTGCCTCGAGCACCTCGGGTGGTGCGTTCGTGGTCAACGAGCGACTCGGCCTCGTCTCCGACCTCATCGGGGAACGCCGGCTCACCGTTCGGGACCTCTGCACCCAGATCAACATCAGCTCGGACACGTTCGAGTACGTCACCATCACGACGAAGACCAACAACGCCGCGACCGTCCCTGAGGCGACCGTGAGCGCAACCCCTGGTCTGAACAACGTCGCGGTCGGGGCCTACGACGCCACCCACGGTGTCAAGCCCGAATCCGCGCTGGCGTTCGCCGTCGTGACCGCAGCGGTCGAGACCATCGCCCACCTCATCCCGATCACCCGACGGGCCGCTGCGGACGCCCCGCAGGTCCGCCAGATGATCGACGCCTTCCTCCTCTACGGGCTGAAGGAAGAGGAAGAGGACCAGATCCTCAACGGCGACGGCACCTCCCCGAACCTCAAGGGCATCACCGACTGGTCCATCTCCACGGTGGGCTCGGCCGGCACGGACCTCGACGCCATCGTCGACGCCATCCGCACCATCCGCGCCGATCGCCGGGAACCGACCGCGATGGTCGTCCACCCGAACGACTGGTACTCGACGGGGTTCCTGCTCGCCAAGGACTCGGCCGGCAACTACCTCGTCGCCAACCCCGGCGCCTCGGTCGACCAGATGACGGCCCTCTGGGGTCTGCGTGTGGTCGTCACCCCCGCCGCCACCGAGAACACGGTCCTCGTGGGCGACTTCCGGCAGTGCGTCGTCGCCGACCGGCAGCAGAGCACCATCTACGTCACCGACAGCCATAACGACTGGTTCGCGCGTAACCTCCTCGCCATTCTGGCGGAGGAGCGCCTGGCGGTGGGTGTTTTGGATGAAGATGCCTTTTGCACGGTGACCGCCGTCTAGCGGTTACGCATAAGCACTGATGGGGGTTGGTCCTGGTAGGATGACTGCCGGAACCAACCCCCGGAGGTGCGACAGTGCCCAAGGTCAAAGGGCAATGCAAACAGTGCGGCAAGGCGATGGAGTTCTGGCCTTCTCAGGCTCGTAACTTCTGCTCCCAGCCGTGCCGAAGTCAGTACAACGCCATCCACGGCACCATGCCGACGAAGCCACGGCGGGGCACGACCTCTCCGTGTGAGACGTGCGGCAAGCCGGTTTACAAGTCCAAGGGTCAAACCAAGAAGCGGTACTGCTCACAGGAGTGCCACTTCGAGGGGCTGAAGGTCGGCCAGCAGCAGAAGTGCCTGGAGTGCGGCAAGTCGTTCTACGTCCAGCCGTCCAACCCACGTCTCTACTGCGGTCGACAGTGCTACGAGGCTGACCGCATCAAGACCAGCGGGATCGGTCGGATGCACAACGGACGCGAGGTCATCCGGGATAGCGGCGGCTACCTCCGTATCTGGGAGCCCGAGCATCCAAGCGCCAACCAGGGCCGGGTGACCGAACACCGCTGGCTGGTCGAACAAGCACTCGGGCGGTACCTCCGTTCCGACGAACACGTCCACCACGTCAACGGCGTCAAGGACGACAACCGACTTGAGAACCTTCAGGTCATGGGGGCTCAAGAGCATCGGCTGCTCACCGCCGCCGAGATCAAGACCCAGCGGGCGGCGGATGCCGCAGAGCTCGCCGAGTACCGCAAGAGATACGGCCCCCTCAAGGAGTAACGCTCATGCCACAGGACAGCAGAGGCCGGTACACGCCGGCCGATCT